TCAACTGCTACTGGATCAGTATTTCAAATTGAGAATGGAGTTTATTTTATTCGTGGTTATTTTGTAAATGTAAATAGAGAATCTTTAGTTTTAGATCAATACTCAAATACACCTAGTTATAGGATTGGTCTCTTTGTTTCTGAAGAGATTGTAAATTCAAATGCCGATGAATCTTTGAATGACAATTCTCAAGGATTCAACAACTATGGAGCACCTGGTGCAGATAGACTTAAAATCTCTGTAAGTTTATTTAAAAAATCTCTTGATGATTTTAATGATGATAATTTTATTTTATTGGCAACTGTAGTTAATGGAGTTCTCCAAGCACCTACCAGAAGAGGTAGTGCCAAAGGAGGCGGTGCAGTTTTCTTTGATGACCTTACAGATATCTTAGCAAGAAGAACGTATGATGAAAGTGGTCATTATATTGTCAAACCATTTAATGTCTCCATTTTAAATTCTCTTAATAATAATCGCGGAAATCAAGGATTATATGAAGAGGGTCAATTTACTGCTGCTGGATCTACTCCTAGTCCAGATTTAGCAATCTGTAGAGTATCTCCAGGTAAAGCATATGTCAAGGGATATGAAGTTGAAACAATAAGTCCCGCTTTTATTGATGTACCAAAACCAAGAACGACAAGAACTATTGAAAACCAGTTCTTCCCATATAGCACTGGTCCAACCCTTAAATTGAATAGTGTTTACAGATCTCCAACCGTTGGAGTAGGTAATACATTTATTCTCAGTTTAAGAGATCAAAGAGTCGGGGTAAATTCTGAAACTGCTCCAGGAAAAGAAATCGGACTTGCTAGAGTATTCGACTTTAGACTCGAATCTGGTTCATACAACTCATCTTTCCCACAAGAAAATGAGTGGGGTATGTCAATGTATGACATACAACCCTTTACAGAAATTACAGTCAATAATACTATTAGTTTATCTATTCCTGCGTATGTCGAAGGAAATAGTAGTGGTGCAACAGGATTTTTAAGAACTTCAGTTAATGCTGGAACTGCCTTAACAGTATATGATCAAAAAGGTAAATTTGTTAAGAATGAAGTTCTTATTTTTAGAAGTGGAATTTCGACTCAAGAAGTTACAAAAAATAGAGTTGTAACTGATATAACCTCTTATGGAATTTCAGATATAAAATCTGTTTATTCTAATACAGGAATAGCTGCAGGAGCAGGTGGTACTAGTATAGTAGGAGTTAATACATTCAGTGCCAATGTTGTACAAACTCCAACATTAAACGTAGGAGTTGCTTCTGTAACTGCTTTTGATGGAGTTCTTGGTTTAAGCACAATTAGTAGTTCAAATGTTTTATTCCCTGGTGATGTAAAAGTAAATAACTTACTTCAGTATTCTGATCTTTCCAAATCACAAGATCCAATTTTAGCAAGAGTAATAGGAGTAACAACATCTGAAGTAACTGTTGTTGGGGTAACCACAGTTGTTGGTGTGGCTGATGGTACATTACCGACATCAACCTTTGCAGCATCAGATCTTAAAGTTGTTAGCACCGAATTAGATGCTTCTTCAGATACAACTTTCTACACAGAATTGCCAAATGAGCATATTGCTGCTGTTGATCTGACAGATGCTGAATTGACAATTAGAAAACCATTTACAGTAAATATTGTAAATAATCAATTAAGTTCTACTAGTTTACTGACAGTCACACTTCCAGAAGGAGAAATTTATCTCTCATATTCCGACGAAAGATATTCTCTCATCAGATCTGATGGAACGACTGAAGCATTAAATCAAAGCAATTTTTCATTCTCTGCAGACCTCAAGGAATTGCAAATTAGAGGGTTGGGTGCAGATGACACTGGAGCTCAACTTATCACTACTGTCAGAAAGAGTAATGTAAAGTCAAAGAAAAAGATTAAAGATAGAGTTAAGTCTTTAGTCGTTGATAAGTCAATTAGTCCTGCTTCTGGAATTGGTTCGACTACTTTTAATGATGGATTGACTTATGGAAATTATCCATTTGGAACCAGAGTTCAGGATAATGTTATATCACTAAACACTCCAGATATTATTGAAATTCATGCAATATATGAAACTGCTGATCCTACTTTAACTGATGCTAATTTTGGATCTCCAGAAATGACTCTAACTCAGTTGAATGGACCTAGTGCCTCAACTGGGGATATGACCATTGGAGAATTGATTGTTGGGCAAACAAGTGGTGCAGTTGCCGTATTTGCGGAAATAAAAGATACAACCACTCTCAGATATCTCCCCAAAAATAACTTTAAGTTTGTAGAAGGAGAAACCGTTGTATTCCAAGAATCTTCTATCACTGGAGGAGTAAGTAGTTTAGATACAACTTCTTTTAATATTTCATCAAATTATACCTTTGGATCTGGGCAGAGAGGAACAATTTACAATCATGGTTTTATAACCAGGAAAACGGATTCAGATTCTCCAAAAAATAAAATTAAAGTATATTATAAGGCGGCATCATTTGACTCTTCTGATGATGGTGATATTGTTACCGTTGAATCTTATAATGATTTTGATTATTCCACTGAAGTTAAAGCAATTAATGGAATATTGAATACTGATCTTATTGATTTAAGACCAAGAGTCAATAATTATTCAGTATCTGAAGGAACTAGATCTCCTTTAGAGTTCCTTGGAAGATCTTTTAATGCAACAGGAAATTCTGTTCCAAGTATTCTTGCATCTAATGAAACTATTTTCTTAGACTATGCATACTATCAAGGAAGAATTGATAGACTTTATTTGCATAAGGATGGAAAACTGCAGATGAAGTTTGGAACGCCTGCTGACGATCCAAAGAGAGCACAACCAGAATCTCCTGCTAACGCAATTGAACTTGCTACGATAGAATATCCCCCATATCTTCATAATGTAGAGCAAGCATCTGTTAAATTCTTGAAGTACAAGAGATATCAGATGAAGGATATCAAAAAACTTGAAGATAGAATTAAAAATTTAGAATATTATACAACTCTCTCTATACTTGAAACAAATACCGCTAATCAATTTGTACCCGATGCAAACGGTCTTAATAGATTTAAGTCTGGATTCTTTGTAGATAACTTTACATCATTCTCCACTCAAGATATAAGACTTGGTAGAAACAACAGTATTGATCAATCTAATAATATTCTTAGACCAAAACATAGCACAAATTCATTTACTCTGCAGACAGGTCCTGTTGTTGATGTTGATCCTACTGCAGATAAAAGAACCTCCGCTATAGATGGATCCAATGTCAGAAAACAAAACGACATTATTAGTCTTGATTATTCTGAAGTCGAATGGTTATCACAAACTCTTGCAACCAGAACTGAAAGTGTAACTCCTTTCTTAATTAGTTTCTGGCAAGGAACGATTGTCTTAACACCTGCTTCCGATAACTGGGTTGATCAGTCTAGGCAGAAAGCAAAAACGATTGATACTATCGGCAATTATTCTCAGATCATGTCTGAAGCCGAAGAAAAATATGGTGTTGATCCTGAAACTGGATTTGCTGCTGAGGTATGGAATTCTTGGGAAACAAATTGGTCTGGTACATTTACAACTCAAACTGACACCAGAGAGTCCACTACTACCAGCAGTCGCACATTTGGACGAGGTGGATGGATTAATGGAGGATCTGGTGGACCTGCTGCATGGGTTAGACAGACTACTACTCAACCAATTGAGCAGGATGTAACTGATACAATTGAGAGTGGAGTTAAAGAAAGAACTGGTACTCAGTATCACGTTGTTGAAACTTTTGAGGAAGTTTCTGTTGGTGATAAAGTTCTCAGTACTGAAGTTATTTCTTCAGTAAGATCTAGAAATATTGAATTCTATGCAGCAAACTTAAAACCAAGCACTCAAATTTATGCTTTCTTTGATGGGAAGGAAGTTACAAAGTACTGCGTTCCTAAATTAATTGAAATCACAATGAGTTCTGGTGTATTCCAGGTTGGAGAAACAGTTCAGGGAAGAGTTATCAATAAAGGACTTGGGGAAGAAGGAAAGGATGTAAATCCTTCTATTAACTTTAGAGTTGCTCAATCTAATCATAGAAGAGGTGATTACGATTCTCCAACAGAGGTTTATCCAGATAATCCTTATGTTAATGGTGGAATTGTTCCTGAAGTGTATTCTTCTACTTCAACTACGTTGAATGTGGATACATATTCTCTTGCAGATCAACCACAAGGAGACTTCTTTGGATATATTCAGACAGGAATGAAACTGACTGGACAAACAAGTGGAGCAGAAGCGGAAGTAACGAATGTCAGACTTATTACTGATAGATCTTCAGCTTTGTTAGGTAGTTTCTTCATTCCTGACGGAAGTAATAAAGACAATCCTAGTTTTGAAACTGGAACTAATGTATTTACATTAACAAATGATCCAGATAATGATCAGGATTCTGCTACTACTGTAGGCGAAGAAGCATATCCAACTTCTGGTATTCTGGAGACAGTTCAAGAACAAATTCTTTCTATCAGAAATGCAAAAATTGAACAGAAGAAACTCTTTGAAGATGAAATTGTCAATAGAACTGTTGATACTGAAATTACTGCTACTAGAAACATTGGTCAGGCAAGTACAAGTGAATCTATTGTTGGTTGGTACGATCCCCTTGCACAATCTTTCTTGGTTGATCAACAAGAAGATCCTGAGGGTATCTTCGTAACGAAGTGTGATGTCTTCTTCCGCACTAAAGATGATGGGGATACACCAGTTAGAATGCAGATCAGAACAATGGAGAATGGTTTCCCAACTCCTAAGTATTTTGATTTATCAGAAGTTCTTATCTATCCTAATGATGTTAATACTTCAACTGATGGATCTGTAGCAACCACATTTGAATTTGCTGCCCCAGTTTATCTGGAAGGTGGTAAAGAATATGCTATCTGTTTGATTTCAAACTCAACTAAGTATAGTGTTTATATTTCTAGAGTCGGAGAAAATGATATTCTAACAGATGCATACATCTCCAACCAACCAACTCTTGGATCACTGTTTAAGTCGCAGAACGCATCTACTTGGGAAGCAAGTCAGTGGGAAGATCTTAAGTTCACCATGTATAGGGCAGACTTTGTTGAATCTGGATCTGTAGATCTTTATAGTCCAGAACTTACTGAGGGTAACAAACAAATTGCCACATTGATGGAAAATCCATTGAATATTATTTCAAATGATATTCGTGTTGGATTAGGAACGACACTTTCTGATGCTAGGTATTCTCTTGGTAATACTTTCTTCCAAGGAACTGCTTCAAACAGAACTGCTCAAGGAGATCTGATCGGAGTTGGTGCTAGTGCTGTAGGAGAATTGACAATTACAAATCCAGGTGTTGGATACACACCAGCAGATGGACAAATTACTTACTCTGGAGTAAATCTAATTGCAGTTTCTGGAAATGGATCAGAAGCTACTGCAAATATTACGGTAAGGGATGGAGTTGCTATTGCAGCAACTATTAGCAATGCTGGCGGTAATGGTTATCAAGTTGGTGATGTAGTTACTATTAGTGCAAATGCACCACTTCCATCTTCATCAGATCCTGCTGGATTAAGTGTTGGAAGAAATGCAAGATTTACATTAACTGGTATTGGACACACATCTCAATTAGTACTTGGTAATGTTCAAGGCGAATTTATTACTGGAGCTGCTGGAACCATTAGATTCTTTGATAACGATGATACAGAAAGAGAACTGAACGATATAGGATCTGTCGGTGGAGATGTTACTATTCCATCAAACGGAATAGTAAGCATTTCTGATGGACTTCATATTAAGGTAAATCATGTTAATCATGGAATGAACTTTGATGATAATTTCGTAAGAATATTCAAAGTTCTTCCAGATGTTAAACCAACTAAATTGACAGCAGCTTATGACAAGTCATCTACAGATCCACTTCAAATAACTGCTGGAACAGGAGATGTGTTCTCTACCTTTGAAGGTGCTGGTGTCAGTGGGACTAACACTGGATTACTTTTGATTGGTGAAGAGATTATTGAATATACTTCTACAACATCATCAACTATTGGTGGAAGTATTTCTAGAGGAACAACTCCAAAATCATATCCCATAGACACACCAGTTTATAAGTATGAACTTGCAGGAGTAAGTCTCGCTAGAATTAATAAAACTCACGATTTAAGTGATGTAACCATTGCAAATCCAATAACATTAGATTCTTATCATATTAAACTTGATATGTCTGAGAAGTTTGGAACTATTGGAAGCACTGATAATATTGACAGATCTACTGGAGTAGGACTACCCAAACTATTCCTCAACAGATCAAAATCCACTGGTGGAGATAATGTCAGGGCTACCAAAAATATTGCCTTTGAAGTTATTAAACCATCTATACATAATATCACTGTTGAAGGCACCTCTTTATCTGGTCAAATAAGAACTGTCACTACTCAAAGTATTAGTGGTAATGAAATTCCTTATGTAAATGCGGGATTTGAGGATGTTATTCTTAATACAAATAATTTCCTTGATTCTCCAAGAGCAGTCTTCTCTAAAGTAAATGAAGATCGCAAGTTAGATTCTATCGAAGGTAATAAGTCCATGCAAATGAGACTTTTCCTTGGAACAACTAATACTAAATTAACTCCTCAAATTGAACTTCAAAGATGTAGTGTCTATGCAGTATCAAACAGAGTTAATTCTGAGGTTGTTAACTATGCCACAGATCCTAGAGTAAATACACTCTTTAACGATCCTAGTGCATGTCAATACGTATCTAAGGAAGTAACACTCGCAAATCCTGCATCTTCAATTAAAATCCTTGTGGATGCACACATCCCCACAGATGCTGATGTTAGAGCGTTCTATGCAATTAATTCAGATCCTGGTTTTGAACCAATCTTTGAACCATTCCCTGGATATTTAAATCTGGATATTAATGGTGAGGTGATTAATGAAGAAAATAATGACGGAAGATCTGATACTTTTGTAGAAAATTCTATTAAAAAAGGATACAGTCCATACGATACTGATTTTATTGAACGTACATTTACTATTGATGATCTTCCGAACTTTAGATCCTATAGAATCAAACTTGTATTGACATCAACAAGTCAGGAATTAGTTCCTCAACTGAAAAACCTCAGAGTACTTGCTCTTGCATAATGGATATTTACACACAAAAGGGTCATAAGGATCTCGCAAGAGATCCTGAGACAAATGGTATAGTTAATGTGAATAATGTATCATATGATCATTACATTGCTAGTCGAAAGTCTAAAAGTGAAAAGAATCAAAAAGTACAGACAATGGAAGAAGATCTTGCTAATGTAAAAAATGAACTTAATGAAATCAAGTCACTATTAAAGGAGTTAATCAATGGACCCAAATGATATTGAACTCAAAGGTTTAGAAAAATCTTTTGCATATCAGAAGATTGCATCTGAGATAGATAGTTGTGATGACTGTGACATGCTAAAGAATATTGCAAAGTCTTTTGCAAAATTATATTATAAACAGCAAGAAACAATCGCAATCATAGGATAATCAGATGCCATCTAAAAATATTACTTTTGATCCAGACTCAGGGGTTCCTTTTGGTGTTAATTTGACAATCTATGGTGGGTCAGATTTTGAAACCACATTCAATGTAACTAACAATGCTAACACTGCATTTAATTTGACTGGTTACTCTGGTTCTGCAGCAATATCTAAAAGTGTTGCTGTAGGAGCAACACTTGGCGTAACAACCTCGTTTTCGGTTGGAATTACTAGTGCTGTAGAAGGCAAACTAAAAATTTCTTTAGGTTCCACTTCAACTAGAAGTCTTGATCAAGGAAGATATATGTATGATGTGATAGTTAGTAGCGGATCAACTTTATACACTATTGCAAATGGCAATGTAATGGTGGTTCCTGCAGTATCAGCAGCACCATAAATACACATAGGAAACTGGTGAATAAATGGCTCAACCAGCAAGTAGATCAGAATTAATTGCGTACTGTAAGAGGCAACTAGGTGCTCCTGTATTGGAGATTAACGTTGCTGATGAGCAGATTGATGACTTGGTGGATGATGCGCTCCAGGTGTTCCAGGAACGCGACTATGATGGCACAACTAATACGTTCCTAAAGTATAAAATTACTCAAGCGGATATTGATAGAGGAAGAGGTAGAGGCGGAAGCAACCCTATCGGTATCGTAACTACAACTGCAAGTTCTACAATTGATGGACAGTCTGTATCCTTTTCTTTTGAAGAGAACAGCAACTACTTACAAGTTCCTCCAGAAGTTTTAGGTATAACAAAGATATATCACTTTGATGGTTCTAACACAACCACCAACAACATGTTTAGTATTAAGTATCAATTATTCTTGAATGATATTTACTACTTTGGATCAACAGAAATTTTAACCTATGCAATGACAAAGAGATATCTTGAGGATATCGACTTTGCATTGACGACACAGAAACAGATTAGATTTAATATAAGACAAGATAGACTTTACTTGGATATTGATTGGGCAAGCGTCAGTGTAGATGATTACTTGGTTATTGATTGTTATAGACTGCTTAATCCTAATGATTTCCCAAGAGTTTATAATGATGGTTTCTTAAAGCGTTATCTGACAGCATTGATCAAGAGGCAGTGGGGACAAAACCTAATTAAGTTCCAGGGAGTTAAATTACCAGGTGGAATCGAACTTAATGGTAGACAAATATATGATGATGCGGAAAAAGAACTAGATAAGATTAGAGAGGTAATGTCGAGTACCTATGAACTGCCACCACTTGACATGATAGGCTGATGGTTTTAAATCCTTTCTTTACCCAAGGTACTTCTTCTGAGCAAAATCTTGTTCAGGATTTGATCAACGAACAGTTGAGGATGTATGGAGTAGATATATTCTACATCCCAAGAAAATATATGACAGAAAAGACTGTCATCAGAGAAGTTGTTCAGTCTAAATTTGACAATGCTTTACCTATTGAGGCATATGTTGATAATTACGATGCATACTCTGGAGCAGGGGATGTATTATCAAAGTTTGGTATCGAATCAAAAGATGAAGTGAGACTTATCATATCTAGAGAAAGATATGAAAATTACATCACACCCTTGATTCAAGGACAATCAAATATTAAACTGTCGACAAGACCAAAAGGTGGAGACTTAATCTGGTTCCCACTCGACGATCGTCTTTATGAAATTAAAGACATTGAGTATGCAAAACCATATTATCAGTTACAGAACCTCTATGTTTATGAATTATATTGCGAACTCTTCCAGTATCAAGATGAGGTCATTGCAACAGGAATCGAAGATATTGATAATGAGTTACTAGGTGATGAGACTGATGGATTGACTGATGATGGCATTAGTACGGTTCAGGGAATTACTCAGACCCTTACAATGGTTGGAACTGCAGTTCAAGCAACTGCGACCACAGGACTGGTCAATGGCGGTGTAAGGTCATTTACAGTAACCAATAGAGGTGGTGGATATGGAATGATTCCTACTGTTGAGGTTTCTGCAGCACCTTCTGGAGGGTTGACTGCCGTAGGTATTGCAACGATGATTGGCGGTATTAATGTTTGTAATCTTAATGCAAATCCAAGATTAAAGTCTGTTCAATCGGTTAATGTTGTTAATCCAGGTTTTGGATACACTGTTGCACCTTCAGTGACTTTTAGAACCACTGATGGAACAGGTAGCGGTGCAGCTGCAACAACGGTTCTTGGAGACGATATCGTTGGCGTAGTTACAGTTACAAATGCTGGTGGAGGATATATTGATAATCCAGTCATTACATTTACAAGTGAAATATTTAAAGCAGGAGTAACCACTGCTAGTGCATCCGCAGTTCCCATAGTAAGTACTGGAGGAACGATAACAGCTATTCACATAACAAATGCTGGTGCTGGATATTCTGTTGCTCCCACAGTTTCTATCGCTGCTCCTCCATCAGGATCAAATGCAGGAAACTTTGCATTTAATGAAATTGTAACTGGATCTACCAGTAACACAACTGCAAGAGTTAGATCCTGGGATGCTGATACGAATGTTCTTGAAGTTGCAAGTGTTTCTGGAAGTTTCTCTGCAGGAGAAACATTAACAGGATCAACTTCTGGTGCTATTAGAGTTCTGAGAACTATAGACAAAACTATTGATAATGATCCATATGCAGATAACTTTGATATTGAGACAGCTGCTGATGCCATATTAGACTTCAGTGAGCAGAATCCATTTGGAATACCCTAAATAGTTTTACTGCATGTAATAGTTTAAAGTTTAATCATGTTTGAATACTTTTACAACGAGATTCTGAGAAAAACCATTATTGGTTTTGGAACTCTATTTAATGCTATGGAGATCCAGCAGGAAGGTTCCGTTGTGAGAATTCCTTTAGCATATGGTCCTACTCAAAAGTTCTTAGCAAGAATTGAGCAGTCACCAGATCTGAATAAACCCATGGCAATTACATTGCCAAGAATGTCTTTTGAGTTTACTGGACTCACTTATGATCCCAGCAGAAAAGTAACCACCACTCAGACATTCGTCGCAAAAGACAAAGATGATGGAACTGAGACACGTAAATCATACATGCCAGTTCCCTACAATATGGCATTTGAGTTAAGTGTTTATACTAAACTAAATGATGATGCACTTCAAATTGTGGAGCAAATTTTACCATATTTTCAACCTTCGTATAATCTCTCTATTGAACTAGTTGACGAAATTAAAGAGAAGAGAGATGTTCCCATTGTGCTAGAAAGTGTCACAATGCAAGATGATTATGA